GTTTTCTTAGCAAGTGTTAAATCTATTTTAAATCTGTGGGCGCCAGGAGCATTCTGATTAGAAGCTCCAGCTGCGTTATCATTTAGAGATAAGTCGTCATTTGGTGTTACAAAAGATTCTGTAACTGCAAGACCAACTCTGTATGAAGGTGAATTTGTATATTTGTCTAATACTAAAACTTGTTCAGCAACTTCAACATGAAAACCATTTATGTAATAAACACCTGCACCAATTGTAGCGGCTGCACCTGTGTGACAAGTAGCTACAGTTAATGTAGCAGCTGCACTATCGACTGTACAATTAATTGTTTCGCCATTTGTAAATTGAAATGCTGCTCCTGAAGTACCTGAAGTTATATACTTAACAAATACTGTATCGGGGTCAGTACCGTCTGTAGCTGCAACACCAACACAATTTGCAACAACACCTGAAGTTACACCTGTTAGTTTTACACCGTTATATTTTGTAATATCTGATAGAGATTTGCCTGATAACTTTACAGCATAGTAATTTAAGTCATAACCGATTTCACCAGGAATAACCATAGCACCTTGTTTAAAGATATGGTCAGATATCCTTTCAAGTTGATTCTGTAAAATCGTTTGTGATTGTGTTAACTCTCTCGCCTGTACTGCAAATGCTGGTCTAAAAAGAACTCTATGGAACTTCTTCGATTCTGCAAAATCATCATAATAAGGCGTGAGGTTAAAGTCAGTTGGACTTGGCATTTATTTTCCTCTAAAATTCAATAACTAATTTAACATTTTCTGTTTGGTCTGAAGCTCGTGTGATAGGTGCTCTATTTTCTACATATACAACATCACCAGTATCAGCGTCTAATTCAGCGGCCGCATATCCACTCGTAAATGAAACACTATCAACTGTACTTGTAGATGTTGAAGGTGTTGCTGTGATACCTGAGTCAGCACCCGTAATTGTGTTTGCGCCAGAAAACGCTGTTAAGTTACCGTTTGTATCCAAACCGTTATTGTTAAATCTAGTTTGAAGATAATATAAAATCTTATTCGTATTGTCCCATTCTACAACTTTGCCTACTGCACCAGTTGAAGCTTGGGTAATTTTTTCGTCTACTGTAAATGAACCTGAAGCAGTAGCACATAGTATTGCTTTTACACCTCTTAGTGTAGTTGCTGTTGCAGCTGAACCACCTGATTTAGGGTCTTTTACAATACATACTCGTCTGAAATCGTTAGTAGTATTAAAGTCNCCAGAGTTTGATGTTTCTGCACCTTCAAAGTTAGTGTTTGTCATTACAAAGAAACCACCTAATTCTGTTACTGCGTCTTTACCGTGACCACCTTTTGGTTCGATAATTACATCTAATTCTGTTCCTGTTAAACCTGTTGCACCAGCAGCTACTATGTCTGCAACTCTAATGTAAGCAAAAGTATAACCTGTTCCTGGAGTTGTAACTGTTACTGCTGTGACTGCACCAGAACCAACTGTTACAGAAACTTTACCACCTGTACCGTCACCTCTAATATCAATATTAGAGTGTGTTCCGTTTGAACCGCTTGAACCAGCAGTTTTAATTTTTACTATGTTAACTGCGCCATCAACAGCCGCTGATGATACAGTTGAGTTTGTTGTAACTGCCATAAAGTCAGTTGATAAAAAGTTAACTTGTTGTGAAGCAGATAGTGAATACATATATTTCCATTTATATCCATCACCTGTTGTTAAAATAGATGTTGATGTTCCTGTAGGTTCTACAGTTGAATTTGCATTATTATTATTTTCTAAACATTTGTAAACATTGTTTGCACTTGATAATACATAAAAGGTTGCGTCAAATAAATTAGTAGCACCACTATTCGCCGACTGAGTAGTTGTTGTGCCTGTTACTCTGTTTCCGTAATCATGTCTATAATAATCGTAAACTGTTCCTGTTGCCCAATTTCTTCTTGGTATTGAAAAAGCAACATCACTTGTTGTAATTCTTTTTGCAGCTAATAAATCATCAAAATAAAAGAATTCATCTTGAATTGAATCAACTGGAGTTAATGGACTTGTATCTGTTCCTTCATTTTCTGTTCTACTATCACCTCTAGTAGATGTTCCAAATGCTTGAGAACGGCCTAAACCCATGTAATAGACAGTATTTGCTGTTTCGCTGAAAGATTCAACGAACTGTTGAGCATTGTGTCTTCTAAATTTGTTTGTTATAATTGCCGGCATAATTTTATCTTTTAATCCTTTATACTATTTATACACATTATTGGTTCTTATATCTTATAATTACTATACCTGAACCGCCATTACTTCCTGCTGAACCTGTACTTCCTACTGGTGTCAAGTCGTGACCGCCACCGCCGCCACCGCCTGTATTTGCACCACCAGGATTAGTAGCTGCTTGTCCATCTCCTGGAACAAGACCGGTGCCTCCGCCTCCAAGACCACCAGCTCCTGCTGAGTTACCAGAGTTTGCGTTACCGTTTCCGCCACCGCCTCCTCCAGAGAAATAATATTTACCGCCACTTGATTGACCAGATGTTCCAAAACCTGTTACACCTGCGCCTGCACCTCCAGGACCTCCTGTAGGACCTCCTGCTGTACCGGCTCCAATTGCACCGCCTCCGCCACCGGCTGAAGAAGGACCTCCAGAAGCGCCATCTGTACCTTGTGCTGGAGAAACTGGTGGAGTATTACCAGAAGCACCTGGACTTCCGTTTGAACCTCCGCCACCTGAACCACCGTCATGTCCAGGACCAAAAGGGTCTCCTCGACCACCTCTACCACCGCCTGTGGATGTAATTGTACTGAATACTGAATTTGAACCGTTAGTTGCACCTGATGGTGCCGTTCCTTTTGCTCCACCTCCACCAATTGTAATTGGATATGTTTGTGCTGAAACTGTTATGCCTGCTGGAGCATTTAATGGTGAAGCAGGATTTCCTGATTGTGGATTAGCTGGACTTGCATAGAATCTAAATCCTCCAGCACCGCCACCACCTGAAATACCGTCACCACCGCCTGTAGCAGGACCTGAACCTCCACCTGCAACAACCAGATAATCAACAACATTGTTAGCTCCTACAGGAGATGTTGATGATACTACGAAGTTACTTGTGGATGTAAATGTGTGAATTAGATAATCGCCAGATTGAGTTGTTGTTCCACCAGTTGCTGAAACAAATTGTGGACCATAATTAGTAGATACATCATCAAATACAGACCTCCAACCTTGTGTTGAGTCAATGAATACAAATCTTACATTTGTTCTATTAACTTTTAAAGTTGCGTTACTTTCATATGTATCAATCTTACTTGAATTTCTTGCTACTGTTAAATTATTTGTAGCAAAAGTACCGGCATAATCAAAAATAGTTACTTCATCACCTATTGTTGGTGAAGCTGGTAAAGTAATTGTAAAAGCACCTCCTGTCGTATTTGCAAAAATACCTTGGCCTGCAACAGCAGTATAGTTTGATGTTTTAATTGCTTGCCAATCTGTACCTGCAACAATATTACCACTAGCACCTAGGGCAATAGAGGTACCGTTTACAGTAATAGCTGAATTTGCTAATTTTGCGTTTGCAATAGAACCTGCTAATTGTGAATTTGTTATACCACCTGCTAATTTATCGGCTGCTATTGTTCCCGGAGTTATATTTGAATCTTTTATCTTGTTTGCCATGATACTATTTATATACCTTTTTTAAAGTTCCTTAATTGTTATTACATCCGCCGCTACTGGAGCAGAACCAAAAGTTAAAGTAGTTCCTGATATTGCATAGTCTGTCGTTGGTCTTTGGAAAACACCGTTTATGAATACCAAAGTATTATTTACAGTCATACCATTTGTTACTGTAAATGCAACTGTAGAACCATCACCTGTTGCATTTCTTGTATTACCTGTAACTTGACCTACACCAATTGTTTTATTTGTTAGTGTTTGTGTGGCAATTTCAGATACTAAAGTTGAATTACTACCTTTAGGTAAAAACATCTGATTAGTAACAGCCTCACTATGAGGTTGTGACTTGATTATTTGACCATGGGTGTTAGATGAACAATTTAATTGAATTTGACCGTCTGTACTACCACCGCCTCTAAATTCTGTAATATATGTTGTACTATCAATTAATAAATTGCCTGAGGCATTTGTAAGTGTTTCTGTTTGTAAACTTGTAATTCCTGAAAAAGTAGTTGCTGTAGCTCCAAGATTAACTGCTGTTGAACCTATAGTTACATTTGAATTAGCTAATTTTGCGTTTGTTATAGAACCTGCTAATTTATCATTACTAATTGAACCAGCTAATGAGGCGTTTGCAATATTAGTAATTGTATTGTCAGGACCATTAATTGTTTTATTTGTTAATGTCTGAGTTTTTGAGG